TAGCCGGTAGGGGATGTCATGGACAAAGAGGCTAGAGAGGTTCGCGGAGTGGCCGAACCACAGAACATCGTCGCCAGTGACCGCAGCCTTTTGTTCCGTGTTCTCGTAAGGATCATCTATCACCGCCGCAGAGCGCCTTGTCTTGGCGTAGATCGTTTCCTGCATCGCCACCGAGGCACACGTAACCGTCGCCGCCAAGTCGCACATCTCGCGGTAGCTGGGCTTGGTGTCGAAGTGGTCGTTAACCACGTCGTACACCACGTTTTGCAGTGCGGCTGCTGTATCGGGATCGCCGTCCTTGAAGAAGAAGGACACGTCGCCCGGAGCGCCTATGCGGTAGGGACAACCGAGATGCGCCGCGGGGATGGCTACGCGGAGTCGGAAACTGGCTAGCTGCGGCAACACTGGCACGCAGTAGCCGACCCTCACAACCTGCCTACAGCTTCGCGCCAGGACTCGCCCGGTCGCTTGCGGTGAAGTTTCGTACTCGGCGGATACCAGAGCAATTCATCCGGCGCATAGCGCCAGCCGCTCCCACGATGGCAGATAAACGTCGTCGGGACGCCACACGCAGCCGCCACGTGGAGTGCTGACGTATGTACGCCGACAACGCTGTCGCAAGCCGCGAGCAGACCCGCAAGAAGATCCATATCGGGAGACTGCGTAACCCAAGGAAACCGGAGTATCTTGTGGCCCCAGTTCTTGTGGAACGCCGCGACTTCCTCTGCGTCATCCTTGTATTCCAGACTCACAAACTTACACTCTGGATGGCTGCGGATGAGCGGCAGCATGGCGTTTAGCCCCGCCTTGCGCTGCTCCATCCCTGTACGCGGCAACCCACCGGAATAGGCAATGCCGATGGTCGGGGCATCCAGCAGCGCCTTGAACATTGCGATGTAATCTTCGCGCGGCTTTAGATACGCTTCTCGCGGAAAGTCCCAGTCTGCTTTGCGCAGGACTTCGCCCAGCCCGAACAGCGTCTTATGGTGCGTCGGCATGACCGGAATACGCACCGCATCATCTCGCCGATTAGGAGCGATGATGGCCTTGGGGAAAGACCGTTTGAACAGCGGAGCCAGCCTAGCGTCGCAGTCCAGCACGAACGTCTTAACCGCATCGCAGGCATCCGGCACCATGCTTGCGGCCATGATCTCGTCGCCCAGCCCTTGTTCCCCGGTCACGATGAGCGTAGCGTCTGCTTCTCCGGTCCATTCCTTCGTAACCTGTCCGTCCGGGCCTGTGTACTCGCGTTCCTTGCGCCACTTGGTGCGCATGGTTCTGCGGAAGCCCTCAAACCCTGCCTGCCAATCCTTGTACGCGAGCCGAATGTACGCTTGGCTTACCAGAGCCTGCCGCATCGCATCCTTGCCGAGGGCTGATTCGTCTCCAGTAGCCAGCTTGATCGCGTCCAGACTCAGCCGGTCAGCCTGCTCCCAGTTCCCGGCATTCGTGTGCGCGTAGGCAATGTCCGCGAGCGTCTTGCAATCCCTGCGCAGGGCCAGCGCCTTCTCTGCGTACTGGATGGACTCGTCGTACCGGCTCAGCTCCCCGTAGCACAGGGAGAGCAGCCCCCAGCCTCTAGGATCGCGTGGCTTGAGTTCTGCGCACCGCTTGGCCATCTGGATAGCCTGAGTGTGCCTAGCCGCGTCCAGCATCACGCAGGCGGCGACGTAAATGGCGCTTACGTTGTCAGGCTCGTCCAGCAACACGCGGTTGCATATCTCCATCGCCGCGTCCGGCTGTCCGTTATCCGCCAACTCCCCTGCTTGCTTGACCAGCGACTTGCTATCGGTCATTTAATAGCGTGGTGCCTATGGGTAGTCTTGAGGGCGGGATAGTTCTCGTTGATCTCGCGGACCACCCGACCGATATGGTTGGGGTCCATGAGGTTGATACCTTTGGCGCGTAGCTGCATCTCGACGACCGCAGGGATGACCGCGTACAGCCAGCCCTCTTTGCGGAAGTTCTTGTCCGGCAGTCCTTCGTTAGCCAGCGCGCGGGTATGGTCTAGGACCGCCTGCACGTCCTGCTCGTAGGTCAGATGGACTTTGCCGTCCACTTCCTCGATGTATTCCTGCAACCCGGTAAGCGGGTCGAAGTCGAAGAACTCTCGGGCCATTACAGACCCACAGCCGTTTGCAACGTGGCGATGTTGGCGACGATGTTCGCCCGCGCATCCGCCAGCTTGTTCTGCATGTTGGGCGTCATCGCGCCCGTCTTGCCCAACTCCCGCGCGAGGGCATCGACAATCCCCGTCGCCAGAGCCGTTACCTTGTTCGTCGCGCCACTAGCCGCCGTGGTCGCAGTTGCTACCTTGCCGAGATTCGTAGTGAGTGCCATGTAAAAAGCCGAGGGCTTTCACCCCCGGCTCCTAGTTAGTTACTACTACTCCTTCATGCCTTGAATCTTGGCCGAACTGTTCGGGTTACGCGCGATGAGCGTGTATTCCCCAACAATCAGCTTCTTAGTGGCGTCACCAGTCTTAGCCATGTCCTTGACCTTCGGGGCACGGAGTTGACCAATTGCCCACTTATCCATCTGCATGATGAGCGTGGTGTTGCGGTGAACGTAGCGGCTCATCACGACCTTGAACGTACCGAAGCTGGTCACGATGAGGTTGGCCGACCCTTGGATCGACAGCTTGTCGGCCGCGCCAATGTCGGCGGTACGAGTCGCTTGCGATGACAGCAGGTCGATGTACTTCTTCTGCGCCGAGGAGCAGATGATGGTGTCAGGCTCGCCACCGTCCGTCCACGCCAGTTCCGCAGCGGCAGTGATGTCCACCAGCGTAACCGTCGAAGCCGAAGTAGTGCCGTCCGTCTGACCCGCAACCGCAGCCGAGGCGTAGGACGGCGTGGTGCCCGTCGTGTTGCCGCCCGTACCCGCAGCCGAGGGGTAGACCGTGTTGCCAGGAGCATCCGCACCCGTACCGAAGATCCAAGCTTGAACACCGCCCGACGCACGCGCCGTACCACCGGCACCCGCGCTAGAGCCTTGGCGGCCCAGCAGGTCGAACTCAACGTCGCGCTTGTATTCCTTCATCGACTTCATGACGGCGCGACCCATCGGATTCTGACCAACAACGTCCACGCCTTCCGTGTACGTGTCCGACAGAATGATCGGCTTGCGGGCAATCTGCGTGTAGTTCGAGACGCGGACAGCCGTAACGAGCGTGACGTAGGTCACATCGTCCGCTTCGATCTGCTTGTTGTTAGCAGCCGCTGCGAGCGAGTCGTAGACCCACTGGTGTTGCGTGTTGGTGACGTTTTCCTTGTCAACGTTGGACGAGAAATACGTGTCCATCGGGAACAAGTCCCAAATCACGGAGTCAAGCGACTCCTTTAATACTGCCGAGTCATAAGTCTCGGTCGTACCGGCGACAACAGTCATGATTAATCCCTTACGCCATCACGGCGTTAGCGCGAACCTCAGTCCGCTACTTTTTGAATGCGCGGTTGAGCCTTTCGAGTAACAAGCCCTCCTGCGCCCGAGTATTGCCCTTGGTTCCTTGAGCCTTGAAGCTCTGGCGGAACTTGCCGAACTCCTGCTTACCGTCTACCGCCTGCTGACGCGCACCGGGCTTGACTACCGCCGGAGCGTCACGGAGTTGTTTGGACCTGTCAGCCCGTTGGGCCACTAGCTTGTCGTACTGAGCCGCCTTCCACGCAACGGTCACGGACACGGCGTCCGTAAGACCGTCAACAGTAGCTGCGTCCAAGCCCTCCTTCAGCAGGTAATCGCGTACCTCTTGCGCTCCTTGCTGATACTTGGTCTGGTCGCGCCACGTCGGCAGCTTCTCCAGTAGCTTCTCGCGCTGCTGCTGCACTATCTGTGCAGTTACTTGCGCCTTCTGCTGCTGGACGACCTGAGCCTTCTGCTGGTATTGGCCCACCGTGGATTGGTAGGCGTTTACGAGCTGGTCGTACTGCGCGCGGTACTTGGGATACTCCAACGGGTTATCCGTTGCGAGTTGTACCCAATCGACGTTCTGGTACTGGCGTAGCTGTGCCTCTACGGCCTTGACTTGCGCAAGCTCTGGAGCCAATGCGGTCTGCATCTGCTCGACTTGCTGCACACGCTTCCACTGCTCGGCTACGGCTTTGTTAGCCTCAGCCAGCTTCTGGGTCTTTTGCGTGTAGTCAAACCCTTGCCGTGCGAGTTCTATCGTTTTCTCGCGGGACAGCTTTACCTGTGCCCCGTCGTGAACTATCTCGAACTCATCATCGCTGGCGGATTGCGCGACAGGCCCATCGTCCGGTAGCTCTAGAAGCTCACCGTCGCTTACCTCGTCGCCTGGATCGGCGGGCGATTCCTGGGGTGCTGCTGCCTGCTTAGGCTCTGGCCGTTTGGGGGCCGGTACATCGTTAAAGCTAGACTCTAGTGCAGCCTCTAAGTCAGGGGTTGCGACTGGCGTTTCCGCCTGGGTCGTCTCGGGCATTGCTTACCTCTAAGAGATGCGGTACGTCTCACGACGTTCCTTGTTTGGCCCGGTCTAAGCCGGGAATTTCTGCTTGAAGTGCGGCGGATTCATGGCTACGAGGATGCGCAGCCTGAGTCGCCATGTGTATCGGTTGTTCAGTGGCCGCAGGATGAACAGCAGCCATGCGGGATACGGCAGACGCCGGATCAAAAGAATATGATCTCCGTAACCAGCCCCGTTTGCGTACTGGCTGAGTTCAGCACGAAGCTAGTCGGCACAGCGGTGCTATCCCAATTCAGCACCAACTGGCTCGTCTTGCCTATCGCGATCCCTGTATCGCCGCTGATGCCCTTGAGCGTGGTAACGGCAGTATTGGTCGGCGGCAGGACGATGATGCAGCCGCTCGGGGCTGGTGTGGTCGGGCAGGTAATCGTGTTCGCGCCCGATTGCAGCACGATCTGCTGTACCTGACCGTTCGCAGCGGCAGAGGAGATGGTCAGCGGCCCCACAGTCCGACCGCCTGCCGGTGTCCCGAGGATCGTGCCGGTAATCTGGATGTTTGCGTTAGCTGCCATTAGGCTCTCCGTAGCACCCGGCTAGCATCGCGCATACGCTCAGCCAGCGTCCTATCCCGCTCCAACTGTTCCGCAGCAAGCCTTCCACCGAGCATTACCTGCTCCATGTAGCGGGCAATCGTGCGATGAGCCGTAAGAAGATGGCGCAGGTGCGTGCCCTTCTCGTCCGACAACTCGGCACTGGCCATCATGTCTACCAGCCGCTTCTCTATCGTGTCGTAAGCCTCGCGGTAGATAGGCTCGTTTAGCACACGTTGCGCGTTGTTACCGCGCGTAATCTCTAGCTCAGGACTCACCCTCTAATCCTTAGACATTTCCTGCATTGGCTAACCCACACCGGGCCACGCAGACAAGGATGGTCAATGTCCACGCGGAAATAGGAAGTCCATCTGTGCCAGCACATCATTCGCGCCCGATAATGTTCGCCAAAGCATCATCGAACAAGACGTAGTTATGCGTTCCGTCCTGCGCGGCCCTACTGCCTTGATCCAGATACTTGATACCGGGTATGCCCAACTCTCGCAGCCGTTGTGCAGCCGCGACCGAATCGCGTGACGTGTTGTCCGTACCGGCTGGGCGCAGCTTGGACGACAGCATCCCGTAGGCTCCGCTGCCTTTCATAACCTTAGAGTCAGCATTCTTAAGCCCCGCAGCGGTTAGTGCATCCCGCACCGCCTGCGGCTGCTCACTGAGCGGCTTATCCCAATGCAGCATCTTGTCTATGGCTTCGTCGGGGATGTCTACTTTGTAGAGATTGCCCAAGTCAGGCTTGACGCCCTTGCGCTGCATGTCCTCCAGTGACTTCAACTCAGGCGCTAAGTCACCGCCGCCGCTCGACTGCCGGTCTAGCAGGAACTTGCGAGCCGCCCCATAGTCGCCCTTAGCCTTGTTGAGGGCGTCAATCGCACCAAACTCAGCATCGAACGGCCCCGGCTTTAGCGCCCGCCCATTCGCAGTAATCATGTTCTGGTACTGCTGGGCTACGTTGCGATTCTCCGCAAAATACAGCCCATGCCCGTATGCCTGCGCGCCCTCACCCGTCCCGATCTTGCTCATGTCGAATCGGTCGAACGAGTGCGGGCTGCCGTGGTACACGATCTTGCCCAGCAGCCCCATAGGGCTATTCATCGCCACGTCCGTAGCCATGCCCGCATTCTTCTGGAGCAAGCCGCTGATAGCCTGCTGGCTCACTCCGGGCATCACAGACCCGACCGCGCCCAGGTTAGGGTCCGTAGGGTCTGGAGCCATCCACTGCTCTAAGGTTGCAACTGGATCGGTAAGTAGCCCCTTACCCCGCCGTTTCATCGCGTCTACACGCGACAAAACGTCAGTCAGCAGACCCACTCTTACCCTTGGGGCGGTGCTTGGCTACCTCTATCGCCGTCTGCTGGGCTAACTGTGCCGCTTGGGCCTGCTGCTCCAGCTTCTGCTGCGCCTCCCAATACTTGAACTTGTATTCTTCCTGCATCTGGATTAGCTTGAACTGGTGATCGCGCTCGGCCTGTTGTGCTTCGTGCGCGAACTTCTGCTGGTCCAGTGCGTTCTGCCGCTGGTCGTTCGACTGTTGCAGGAGCAGGCTCTGCTGCATCTCTGCCTGCTTTAGCTCGGCCTCGCGGCTGATCTTCTGCCCATCTAGCTGAGCCTTGGCTTGCAACTCCTGCTGCTTGCTCTGCTGGTCCATCTGCGCCTTCTGCATCGTCGCTTGGGCGTTGGTCTGCGCTACCTGTACCGCAGGGTCTGGCTTCTGCGGCGGCGGGGCGGGCTCCATCTCGGGCTTACCGTCAGCGCCCATCACCGGCTGTCCGTCCGGCCCCTTCTTCGGCACCATCTGCGGGGGCGTGAAGTAGGACTCGTGGTCCTTGAAGCCGATAGAGTTGGTCAGCTTCTTGAGCGAGTTGTAGACGTTCAGCGGGTTGACCAGCCCCATGGGCATGGCAACCGTCATCTGCATCTGGTTCAGCATCATCAGGTGCTGCACCATCATCTGCTGGCTAGATGCGCCAAGCCCGACGCTGATACTCAGGTCTGTACGCGCAACCCACTCGCGGGGATTGACCTCGACCCACTTGTTGCTGAGCTTCACCTTCTCGCTCTTGGTGCTGTGCTTGAGCGTGATGGCGTGGATGATGCGGAACAGGTCGCGTAGCAGTGTTTCGGCAAGGGTGCGCGCCATCATCTCCAGCCGAAGCTGGGATTGGCTCAACTGCATCTCCATGCCGGTCGCGGTCTGGTTGGTCAGCGCGTCCGACTCCAGCCCACCCGTATTGCGCGTGTAGCCGCTGCGCTGCTCGCGGATGGTGTCGAGGTATTCCAAGCCCTGCAAGGCACTTGGGCCAGTGTCAGGCGTCAGCAGGGGCAGCACCGCCGTAGTCGGATCGCCGCCGTTCACGCGGATGATTCCGCCCTGACGGCTGGTCAACAGGTCATCCATGTTGACGCGGGTAACGTCCACTACATGGCGAGCGTTGTTGGCTAGGTTCTTGTTGTCGATGAACTGCCGCAGCAGCGCCGTCTTGATCCGCGCTAGGTCGGCAACCAAGTCGTACACGCTCAGCCCGATGTGCTGGTGCTGCATCTGGATTGCCACACCGCAGGCTATCGGGATGATGTCGCACTCATCGTTCGCCAGCAGGTTCTCGCCCACTTGGCAGACCTTGCGCAGTTCCGCTACGCCATCCCCGTCGCAGTCCACCCGCAGGTAGGACTCCTTGAACAGCACGAGGCGGCGACTGGCATCGCTCGTCGGGTCATCGAACTTGTTAGTAGCCGCCCCGAATCGCTCGCGGGCAAACTCCTCTGTGTTCGTGCCGTTCTCATCGTCGCCAATGTCATCATCCACGTCGTAGCCCATCTGCCGCAGCTCGGACAGGGTTACGTGTGTGCGATGCTGCACAAAGTCTGCGTCTTGCAGAGAGGGACCGCGGACACGTTCCGACACCATCAGCTCGTCAGGCGGAACCGGGTATATCTCGCAATACTCGGTAGGCTTGACGCGGCGGACTTTGATGTCGTGGAGCATGGGCGCGGGCATTCCACCCGCTTGTGCAACCGGGCTACCTTGGGTAGCTGGATCGCCTTGCGGGGCTTGGTGGTACATATCCAGCCCCGCCCCCTCCAACTGCGCGCTCGGGTCGGGATACTCCGAGTGCTGGACTACCTCTACGTCCTTGTCCTGCATCAGCAACGCTACTTCCTCGTCGCTCATGCCCTGGTACGTCTCGCTGATTACATCCTTGCGCGTAGTCCAAGCTGCCTTTACATACCCGTTGCGCAGGAGCAAGGCATCCTTGATCGCAGCGGTCAGGCACAGGAAGCCGTTGTTGCGGTCTAGCGCGATGTAGTTGATGTAGTCCGTCTCTTGCTGCGCCTGCTCCACATCCTCCGGGCCGTGGGGGTTGAACTGGACAACCTCATCCCCGCCGACAAAGGGCTTGAGCACGTTCGCCAGCACGCCCTCTACTACGTCTGATACGTCCCGCGAGACTACGGAACTACGTCCCGGCTGCTCATCCCCGTACGGATCGCCCAGGTAGCGCTTGATGGCGTCTGCGCGATCAGAGGCTATGTTGCCGTCAACAGTCCCAAGAGCCGTCTGCTCTGCCGCAGAGATTGCGGCTAACAGTTCGGTATCGGAGACGGCTTTAGGCATTAGTTATCCTGTCAAATACGCTGATGATTTGGGCGCGGCCAAAGTAGGTTTTGGGTTGCCACACATAGGATTGCGATAGCGCGAACTTGTCCTGCGCCTTCTTGTATGTCCCGCTCGGGTTGGCGGGGATAAACCAGTGCTGGAACACAATGCGACTAGACGCTACGCGGGCCAACTCAGCCAGCAAATCGTGATTCCACTGGAATTGCCCGTTGTACGGTGGATCGCACAAGACCGTATCGAACTCGCCGTCTGCAACATGCCCGCGCATGTCGGCGGCATCGCAGCGGATGTCCGCTGATTCCTCATTCATGTCCAGCCGCACATCGCCAAGCTGGCTCTTGCCACAGCAAACGTGCAGCGATCGGCCCAGCAACAGCGTGGACAGGAACTCACTGATTGAGTCAGGCCAAAGTACCTTCTTGACCGTGTAGAGATGCGAATTGCCAGCGAGCGGCACCGAACCGCCCGACCTGTCAATGGCGGGCTGGTTCTTGTAGGTGACGCTAGACAACTGGTTTTGGCGTAAAAGCCCAGATAAGATCCAACTCGGGCGCGTCTAGGTAGTACAGATCATCTAATGTCTCGGTCACACGATCCCCGCGTTAGAGTATTTAAGTGGCTTGGTGAAGTCTCGGTCAGCCGCTGCGTCTTTCAGCATCAGCGCCCCGTATCTAAAGGCGTCTGCGGCATGGCTGGACCAATCGTGGACAGGCTCAGACTTAAGCTCACCCGTCCGCGTGTTTTCTTCTCTGCGGTAGTTCTGCAAGGCTTCTATGCCGTCCTTGCATCGCCCTTGGTCGAACCAGCAGCGCTTGAGGAACATTCGGGTTGCTTCTATTCCGTCGTCGAGTCCGAATTGCTTACACACGGTTGCTCGCACACCCAGGCTCCCCAAGATCTCCACACGGCTACGGCCTGTACCGAGTTCGCGCACCTCTGCATCGTGCGGCAGGATGTGTTTTCCCCATGTATAGGGCTTAGAACGCAGCCAGTTGACGTAATGACCCAGCGCCTCTCCGCTTGCCTCGTAGTAGTCAATTACCCGCGCCTCGTTGTTGTGCATCTGGATACACCAGATCGCCGTGCTGTCGCCCATACCCAGGTCCCAGGCGGTGTGCACTGATACGCTCGGCTCCCAGGGGATGTCCTTGATCCGCTTGTACTCACGCAGGAATGCCATCTCGCGGGCGTAGATAGCGCCACGCACACTGGCCTCAAAGCTGCACTCGAACTCCTGCGCGTAGGCATCTCCGGACATGGTGTCGCGGGCTGCGGCCAGTTCTTCGTCGGGCAGGATGTTGGTATCGGTAGCCCTGTACTCGGCTAGATACCAGCCGGGAGTCTTGGCGGCGTAGTCCCGCATCTCCCAAAACGCATTCTTGCCGTTAGGCGTGCCGATGAACACGGCCCAGCCTTGGCGGTCGGACAGGGCGGGACGCAGGACTTCGCTCCACACCTTGCCCTGCATCAACCCAAACTCGTCTAGCACTACTCCGTCGAGATAGATTCCGCGTAGTGCATCAGGGTTGTCAGCACCGTAGAGTCGGACCTGAGAACCGTTTGGGAGGTCAACACGAAGTTCAGACTCGTTAGCAGCAAAGCCAGGGATGGGTCTAGCATAATGCTTCAAATAGTCCCACGCGATTGCCTTGGCTTGTCGGTAGGTCGGAGCCAGATATGCAAATCGCGGGCGCTCACGAACACAGCAGAGAGCAGCCCGGATGAGATGGTTAATTGCAAGTACCGTCTTGCCGAATCGCCTGTGACAGACGACAACGCCGAAGCGATTAGCGTCGAGCGCTTCGTGAATGGCGAGTTGGAGTCGACGGGGCTCATACGGAATCGTGACCAGCACTAGTCTTTAGGGCGTATCCAGGTAACGGACATAGCCACCGGGCTACCCTCTGGATCGCCGCCTATGCTCTGCGCGGGCTTGCCATCCTCCCGGTCGCCTATCTCTTTCAGCGCCGCGATGTCGCCTTCCTCTGCCTTGTCTATCAGCTTGGCAGCAACAGCCAGTAATCCCTCGCTCGCACTACCGTACTTATGGGCCAACGCGCGGCGGATAGCATTGCGCCATTCCTTACCCTTAGTCGCGTTGTCGTTGCCTAGTGGAGCGCCCATTGTTTCAAGTGTCAGATGTTTGATTTACCGCTAATAGGGATACGCCAGAATATCGTTTGGCGACATCATGCTCGGCAGCTTCTGCCACTTGTCGCCCTTGTACCAATAAGCCTTAGCAGGGTTGCCGCACAGGCTGCACTTGTACTCTGGGTAACGTCCTTCGTGTTCGTATCCCTCTACCTTGTGCCGGTCGCAGCGGAAGTGGATATACTGGCCACGCACGGCTACGGGGCTCTACATCCTAGCCGTCAGTTTTAACTATCAGCCCTAGATTGCAACCACAAAAACTATCCGCAATCCAAGCTATGTACTTGTCAAACTCATCCGCATCAAGCTGGTACCCAATCTCCATGCGGCCCGCGACGGGGATTCCCGTAACGGCACTAACTACTTGATTCTGTTCCGATGCCGGAATTCCGATATCGAGATTCAGTCCGGTACCTTCGTATACCTTAATCTCTGTCATTCCGTATACGCTTCCCGGTAGGCGTCCATTACGTCCGCAGGGATGGTCGGCGGCTCGTAGTAGTCGTGGTCATAGCTGACAGGCTGGCTTATAGTGGGCCTGCCGCGTTTCTTTACGCAGTGGGTGCAGCGTGCGTGCGCTTTCAGCAGCACCTTATCTACCAGCGGTCGCTCAATACCACAGCAGGCGCAAAAGAAGCGATTCCAAGCGCCGTTAGCCATAGAGCCTCCAGACGCTCGCGTAGCCTAGATCCGGCTCGTCCTCCTGCTGCTGTACGCGGTCATAGATCCTGGTAACCGCTCCCGGTTTGGGGTACATCGCGGCCTTGGTCCGCTGATTCTCGCGCGGAGTGCCTTTGCGAATATTGCCCAGAGCGTACGGTCCGCTGTCGCATGGCCTCTGCATTTGGAGGTTGTGCCTGCCGCGCCCACGTCTAGGCAAATCTTCGCCCCACCACTCCACCCACTGCTCGAATGTCAGCTCCCAACTAATTCCGCGAGCCTTCGCGCTATTCCGTTGCTGCGTAAATGCACGTCTTGCGTCAACTTTTGGCATAAAAAAAGACGGCTCTTGGCCGTCCTGCGCATTTCGTACCCTTATATAAATAGCGAACCCGGCTGGGACCGGGTTAACAGCAGGATAAATCATTGTCCCGTCCCCTCGCAATCCCGAGATGGCAATGGTAGCCAGCCCCAGCATTGCTCTAGTGCTGTCGTAGCAATCGGCCTAGGCGTATATCCTAGCTTGGCGTGCAGCTTGGCAATGTTGATCTTCCCGTACCCCTGTAGCGCCAGCCTGCTCCCCTTGGACTTGCCACGCTTATCTCGCGGGGGCGATGTGTTGGGCATCACCTCCCACTCGTAGGTATTGCCCACCCTACGGGCCAATCCCTTGGTCCGCAGCTTTTGCAGGATCTCGGTCGCGGCCTTGCAGGGGTGGTCTTGACCATGCTTGATAGTCAGACCCAGCGCCTCGGATAGATGGCGCGAGCTGCATGGCCCATTGCGCCGTAGGTAGCGGTAGATGAGCGATTGCTTGTAGGTAGTCATACCTTGCTCCGGTATTCCCACCAAGTGATTTCATCCGGGGGCCAAAATGCGATGCGGCGTTCCACCGTTTCCAACCAAGCCGCTTCTCCCATCGGATTGGGCCACTTGCCAAGCGTAACGGGGTGCCATGCGAACCAGGGATGCCAGTCTCTCTGGCGCTCAAGCCTTCTTCCCCATCCGTCCCATCTCATACCTTGCTCTCCGCGCTGATACGCTCCAGCAGCCTCCAGGCGTCCAGCCCTGCCTTTAGAAACCAGTCGGGCATGTCTATTTCCCCATCCCGTACCCGGTCCTCTGCTAGATCAGCTAACAGGATGGCTGCGCGGAACTTGTGAGCGGCTATTTCGCGTTCGTAGGTCATAGCGGAGGCGGCGAAGTGCCGGGAGGTAGTGAGAGTGCGTCGCGCAACGCTGACCACAGCGCAGCCTCATCGCACGGACGGTCACAACGCCAACGGCCAGCGAAGTACAGCATTAGCGCAGCAGTACGAAGCGTGTCTGCCGTCTCAGGTTTCGGAGCTGGCCTATTCGGCTCCTTACGCTTGGCTGGCGCGGCAATAGTAGTGCACGTACAGCAGTCATATCTTTGCCCGCATGTCTTGCAACAGTAGTGGTCGCTCATACGCCCCTCGCCCATATCAGGATGCACTCTGCGACCCGGCGCTTAGCCTCGTTCACCGCTGCCTCGTAGCCTTCTACCGTGACCTTTTGTGCAGCACCTAGCTCGCGGAGCCTTCGGGCTGTCCATGCCGCTCGCCGTGCAAGCCATGTCTCCGCATCTGCGCGCCATTCGTGACGCTGACTCTCGGGCATGTAGACGTAGTGTGTCCGCAGGGCTTGCTGTGGCAACAGCTCGAACTGGCTTATCCAAAGCTCTGTCCTCTCCGCTCCGCGTTCGTCTATCGGGCTTTCCCGCTCCAGCCGGTCCAGCTTCTCGTCCGTACTCTCATAGCTGTTCTTGTACGGCACGTAATCGAACTGTTCCCAATTCGTGGGGCAGTGGGGATAGATCCCGGACTGGTCTAAGCACCAGCGTGCCCAATTCGTGATGAAGTGTTCAGCGTCCAGAGCGCACAGCTGCAAGCGCAGCCCTGATCCCAACGATGGCTTCGTACAGTCCTTGCTCGGCCTCGGTTCGCATCTTGTCGCTAAGCTCGTCATTCAGACTCCCGGCTAGGCATAGCTGGTTCTCCGCAGTCTTTAGGTGAATGCGGGCTTGTAGTAGAAACTCGCTCCAGTCGCTCACTTCTCGTTGTCCATTGCTAGGTCTATCGCCTCATCCATATGACGGCCCCACAAGCTAGCCGCATAGGCCGCTTGGTCAGCGTTTTGCGGCTCGCGCAACCACCGATACCGCGCGGCGTCCTTCTGATCGCTAGACGGCTCATCCACCGCGAATCCGCATACGTCGCACTTCGGCTTGCAGTGTTCGTGTCTCATTTGCCCCGCTCCCACCTGTCCAGCGGATCAGGCTTGCTAGGGTTAGCCCAGCCCCTCGCCCTTACCTCGCACAAGGGACAGACCGCTCCCGGCTCGCACGCGTACCAGAGGTCCATATGGCCGTCTCTACAGCGCTGGTAGTGTGGTTCCATCAGCTCAGATCCTTTACCGTCTTTATCCATTTCCCATCTTTTCCTTTGCGCCATCCCCAGACCTCAATCGCTATGTTTGAAGCGCGTACCAGCGCTAACAGGGGTGACTCGGTTATCTTCTTGATTCTCGCGGCGACATTGGATGCAGAAGTACATTGAACCGCTAGCGGGACTGAGCCAGCGCGCAGGCAGAGAATGTCTGCAAAGCCCCATAGATCTTTCCTGATGTTCGCGCCAGGAATCCATTTCTCCACGACCTCCGCGTGCCAGCCTTCGGCGCGTAATGCTTCCAAGGTTCTAGCTGTAGGGCTCACTTGAGCGGCTGCCCGTTCCAGCGCCGTGCCTCGCGCTCTTTCCAGTCCTTGTGATTCATAGCGTCATCAGGTAAGCACTGGCCCCGAGTACGAGCCAGCTAGCCGCCACCGCTGCTATCAGCTCCCACGCCCATAAGTCTCTCTGCGTGCGCTTTGGCTTCTCGAGCGGTGTCGTAGGTCGCGTGTAGGACGAAGGGGCGCTGCCAGAGTGAGTAGCGCGGTACTCCCGCAACACTCGCCTTGCTGATAAAGAATTCCCCGGAACGGACGAAGTAGGCATTTCCTCGCTCCCAGTCAGTCATCCGGCACTAGCGCCGGTAGTGGTTCCCGCGTATCCAACGCCGCTTGCAACTTCGCTACCAAGTCCAGCGCCTCGTTCACCGTCAGCAGCCAGGAATACGCGGAGAGTCCGTGCTGGCGGAATAGCTGGACGTGCTGCCCGTCTTTTGTTACGTCGATCACGCCGCGTCGTCTCCAACGATGTGCTTCGCCTTGAACGCCGCAAACTGCGCACGGATGGCCGCAGGCATTTCCGTGTGGGTACGGTCATCCAGCCGCACTACGTTCTGCTGGCGTCGTTTCTTGCCCGCTGCGCACAGGTCTGAGAACTGGTAGAGCGTCGGCGGCCAGTCAACGTAGGAAGTTCGTAAAGCGTCCAAAGCGTCTTTAATGTCGGATGCCTCGTACCGCCCTAGCTCATCAGCCCATACCGCTCGCACTTCGCTCGGGTCCGCGTCCTTCCACATCGTGTCCATCCGGTTCCCGTAGACCGCTTGGAAGCGAGAGAACAACCGCGCGATCCACTCGCTGGGTAGTGCCTTGGACGACTCGCTCATCGCGTACCTTCCCGGTCAGAATGTCCATGTTGCGTGCCCGCTTTTCGGTCAGGCTCTCCGGCCTAGTGCTGTAGTGCCGCTGCTCCCTGCGTATCCAGTTCCGCCATGTAGCGAACCAATCCTGCTTCCGCCCATCCTTCCCAGGCTTGCTGTGCCAATGGTCGCGGAACACCAAGGCAATTCGCTCTACGTCGGCAGTGTTGAAGTCGGGCCGCTCACCCTTCGTCCATTCCAACCAGTCGATAGGGAGCGTCCATATCGGATCTAGCCGAGTACCGTGAACGCTGACTGCGGTGGAGGGAGCGTTAGCGACCGTGCCCTGCTCTCTCTCTTTTGTAGTTATCTTTTCTTCTCTTTTCTTTTCTTCTCTGGTAGACGGTGTAGCGTCTACATGAGCGTCTACATGTTTTGCCCGCCACCGCGCCTGTCGGTCGTTCTTAAGTGCCCGTTTTTTAGAGGTTTCTGTGTTGTGCTTGGCGAAGTTGGGGATTCTTAGAGACGGTTTTGTGTCGTCTATTTCGAGCCAACCAACCGCTACCAGACCCTGTGCGAACCCTGCGAAGTGCATCATCGCGTCTACTTCGTGAGACGCCACACCGTCTACAAGACCGTCTACACAAGCGTCGTCTATCCAGATCCAGAACCGGGCCACGGCACCGAATGCTGCGTCCTGGCTCATGCCCCACAGCCGCGCCAGTCGCATGATCTCGGGCTTGTTAGGGGAACACTTCTCTAACTTGATCCAGTCACCGGCCACGCGTCGCCCCTATTCGCGTTCTTGCCGTTCGTCGGCAACTGCCTCAATATGTCTCTCAAGCACTACACGACAATATTCAGACAACTTGCGACTATCCTTCTCTGCCAGCAGCTCCAGCATCATCTTCATCTGCGGCGGGAGCCATAGATCCACA